GTGTACTCCACGCTGGACATTGAGCTCTATGACAAGGTGGGGGTCTTGCGGTTGCTGGCCAAGGCCAGTGGACTGCTTGACAACCCTGACGACGGCAATGAGAAGCCGAGTGTGATTGACATCAATGTGGTGGCACCAAGGGGGGAAGAATGACACAAGATGAAATCTATGAGATGGCTCATCAAGCAGGGGTTAAAAATGAATTTAATTATGATTTTCGATTAAGTATTGAAGCCTTTGCCAAACTGGTAGCCGCCAAAGAACAAGAGCGATGCTGTTCCATTGTTTTTGCTCAGTGTGAAAGTGACAATGTGGCGCAAAGAACTGTCGATGCGATAAGGGGACAACAATGATTGAAGCACAACAAGTTGTATCGCCTTTGGCGGCAATGAAACAGGCGCTTGAGGCGTGGCAGACCCATGTCTATGGCAGTGACATCCACCACAAGGCAATGTTGGTAGCAATGACCAACATGGGACAAGCCATCGCAGAGGCAGAGAAGCAAGAGCCATACGGCTGGGTATCTCAGCACACCACCAAAGGGATGTATGAGTGGCAGTTCAACAAAGAGCGCTCTGGTGTTTACCCAGATACCGCAATCAGCATTCTGCCTGTCTACACCCACCCACAGCCAAAGCGTGAGCCGCTGACGGATGAGGAAATTCAACTCACAGTAAATCAAGCCGTGAGCGCAAACACTCTTTCATGGCTTGGCTACAAGAAAGACGATGACGGCAAATACACCGTCCCTGTTTTGTCGCCCTCTGATTTCCAATTCGCCAGAGCCATCGAAGCCAAACTCAAGCAAAAGAATCATGTGGCGCAAGAGACAAATTAAAAGACTGGAGCAACAAGATGAGCCGTACCAAAGAGATGTCCGACAAGAGCGTGCCGATGGCGGGTCTGAACCTAGACTTCAGCGAGTCGCCAGTGATCTACGACTTCATCCAGAGCAAGAACTTTGTGCAAGGGATCATGGGGCCGGTGGGGTCGGGCAAGAGCTACGGCTGCGCGGCCAAGATCTTCATCAAGGCGGTGCAACAAAAACCATCAGCGATTGACAACATCCGGTATTCGCGCTGGGCCATTGTCAGGAACAGCTACCCCATGCTGAAAACCACCACCATCAAGACATGGCTGGATCTCTTCCCTGAGTCAACCTTTGGCCCCATGCTGTGGACACCGCCCATCACCCACCACATCCGGCTGCCTGCCCGTGAGGGTGCCGCTGGCATTGACTGCGAGGTGATATTCCTTGCCCTTGATCAACCCAAAGATGTCAGGAAGCTGCTGTCATTGGAGCTGACAGGTGCTTGGGTGAACGAGGCGCGTGAGCTGCCCAAGGCCGTCATTGATGGCTTGACCCACCGGGTTGGCCGATACCCCACCAAGCGCGATGGTGGGGCCACATGGCACGGTATCTGGATGGATACCAACCCCATGGACGACGATCACTGGTGGCACCGCATGGCCGAAAAGGAAAAGATGACTGGCCAGTACGCTTGGAAGTTCTTCAAGCAGCCCGGCGGCGTGGTGCCCGTGGACGTTGAAGACCTGCCTGAGAACCCAGAGGCCAATGACCACATCTTTGCGTCGGGCAAGTGGTGGAAGGTCAACCCCAAGGCCGAGAATGTCCACAACCTGCCAGCTGGCTACTACCAACAAATGCTGCTTGGCAAGAATTTGGACTGGATCCGCTGCTATGCCGGTGGCGAATACACCTATGTCCAAGAAGGCAGGCCCGTTTGGCCAGAGTACGAGGACAGCACCATGTCAGGCGACACCGAAATTGACCCCAATGTGCCCATACAGATAGGGCTTGACTTCGGATTGACCCCTGCAGCCACCATTGGCCAGCGCTTGCCCAACGGTCGGTGGCTGATCCACCAAGAAATCGTGACCTTTGACATGGGTTTGGAGCGCTTTGGCCACCAGCTGCTGGCTGAACTGAACCAGCGCTACCCAAACCATCAAGTTTTGGTGTGGGGCGACCCAGCCGGTATGGCAAGGGAAACCATTTATGAGACAACTGCCTTTGATCACTTGAAAACCTTGGGACTGCGAGCCCAACCCACGGCCAGCAACGACTTCAAGGTGCGAAGAGAGGCCTCTGCCGCCCCCATGCAGCGGCTGATTCAAGGTAAGCCGGGACTTATTGTCAACCGCGAGTGCAAGCTGCTACGCAAAGCGCTGGCCGGTGGCTACCACTTCAAGCGGGTGGCGGTTGGCGCTGGCCAAGAGCGCTTTCGGGACGCGCCAAACAAGAACGAGCACTCACACATTGGTGACTCCTTCGGCTACCTGATGCTTGGCGGTGGCGAATACAACCGCATGACCCGCACCCACCAGCTTGGCGGCAGACCCATGGGCCAGTCCAGCGCCAGCACCGACTTTGATGTGTTTGCATGAGAGATATCGCCACGATATACAGCCATTGCCCCTTGTACAAAGCCCATTAGAATCGTTTGCATATGATTGAAGTTGACTTGGGTGTGGTGCATCACTTTTCTGCTGGGCTATACGCAAAGCAGATGCTGTTGCCAGCAAAGCATTTTGCGGTCAGCCATGCGCATGCCTACGATCATTTGAGTATTTTGGCCAAGGGCGATGTGACGGTGGAGGTTGAGGGAGTGAGAACCGAATACAAGGCACCTGCCTGTATAAACATTCTTGCTGGCCAGCATCACATCATCACAGCACATGAAGACAGTGTTTGGTTTTGCATCCATGCGACACAAGAGACTGATGCAGACAAGATTGATCAGGTTTTGATTGGAGGTTAAGTATGGCTATTTACATTGCCAGCGCAATTCTTTTAAGTTCTGCCTACACCGCGAGCGAGGCGCGTAAATCACGCCAACAAGCTGAGCGCGAACAACGCAGCATGCTTGCACAGCAGGCCTCTGACCAAGCAGCCATGCGACTTGAGTTGTCCAAGCAAACCGCTGAGTATGCCAAGCAAGGCGCATCCCTTGAGCAACAAGCCAACATTGCTCGCGAGCAGTTTGCAACATCGCAACAAAACTACCAGACCAACAAGCTGGAGATGGAGCGCAAGGCCAAGGAAGTGCAAGATGCTGCCGACGAAGAGCGCCGCAAAGCTGCAGCTGCCGAGGCATCCGCACTCAGAGCTCGCACCCGTGGTGGCCGCAGATCCCTGCTCTCAGGCGAGCGCATGGATGCCGAGCTGGGTCTAGGTATGGATCTCGGCAGCGCAGGCATGAGGATCCAGTAATGGCCACACTGCCCCAGTTCAAACAACGCCAGATCGCCCGGCGCAGCACATCTGACATTGACCGCTTGGCCAAGCAATACAAAGCCAACATTGACGCGCTGACTGGCCAGTACCAAACCGCATTTACTGGCTACCAAGCGGGCGTGGCCGAGAAGATGAGGCCCTTTGAAGAGCAAATGGCCGCATACAAAGAGTCGCTGCTGCCAGCCTATGAAACACAAAAAGCTGCCTACCAAAAGAAGCTGGATGAGTACACCGCCACGCTGGCCGAGTTGGAAAAAAATCCTGTCATTGAGCGCACCGGCATCAAAGAAACCAAGAAGCCACGGTACGGGTTGTTTGGCCTTGCTGGTTATGAAACCAAGCGCGAGCCATATACCTATTACGAGCCAAAGCCAATTCCCACGTTTACCGAAAAAGCACCTGCGCTGCCAACCGCGCCAGTTGCGCCAGAGGTAGAAAAGTTTGACGAAGGCGACTTTGGCACCAAGCGTGCTGCAGTAGAGAGCGAGTTCAAGCGAGAGGTGGGCGAGCGCAAGGCTGCAAGGCGCGGTGCCGTTTCCCGCAAGATAACCAGACCAATGTTAAGAGGAGCTGAATGATGCCCGGACACTACGACATGAAAGCAGACAAGATGAAAGACAAGGTCGCCAAGACCATGCGCGAATACAAGGCTGGCAAGCTCAAGAGCTCAAGTGGCGACAAGGTCACAAGCCAAAAGCAAGCCGTGGCCATCGCCATGTCCAAGGCTGGCATGAGTAAGGACAAAAAATGAAAGAAGTCTGGGACAAGCCCCGGCCAAAAGATCTTGGCAAGCCAAAGGAGATGTCGTCAGCTGAAAAGCGCAACGCCATGCGCCGCGCTGCCAAGGCTGGCCGACCTTATCCCAACTTGGTTGACAACATGGCTGCGGCGCGAGAAAAGAAGTGAGCAAGTACAAGGATCCAGAGGGTGGGCTGACCGAAGCCGGTCGGCGCAAGTTTGAGAGCTCTGGTGAAAGCGGCAACCTGCAGCCGGGTGTCAAAGACAAGAGCCCAGTTGGCCAAGCACTGCGTCGTAAAGGATCGTTCCTTACCCGTTTCTACACCAACCCAAGCGGCCCACTGGTGGATGACAAGGGCAAGCCTACCCGGCTGGCGCTGGCAGCCAATGCGTGGGGTGAGCCGGTGCCGCGCACAGCTGGCGCAGCTGCAAGGCTGGCAGCCAAAGGCCGCAACATGTTGGAGAAGTACGAATTGCAAAAGGATTGATGATGGAATACGACAAGAACACACCCGGCGGCATGCGCCTGACACCAGAGCAGATCTTGAAGCGGCAGGTTGCTGCCCAAGCCAAGAAGGATGAATTCCAGCAGCTGTACCAAGATGCCTACGAATTCGCCCTGCCACAGCGCCAGCTCTACGGTGTGTGGGAAGGTGGCGCGACTGGCAGCAAGAAGATGCAGCGCGTGTTTGATTCGACCGCGATCAACTCCACCCAGCGCTTTGCCAACCGGCTGCAGTCTGTCGTCTTCCCGCCACAGCGTAAGTGGGCCAAGCTGGAAGCTGGCTCAGATATTCCCGCTGATCGCAGGCAGCAAGCCCAAGCTGTGCTTGAGGTCTACCAAGACAAGATGTTCACCATGCTGAACCAGTCCAACTTTGACATTGCCATGGGCGAGTTCTTGCTGGATCTGGCGGTCGGCACCGCCTGCATGATGGTGCAGCCCGGCGACGATGTGCAGCCACTCAACTTCATCCCCGTGCCCCTGTTCTTGGTGAGCTACGAGGAAGGCGCAAACGGCCAGGTGGACAACGTCTACCGCCGCATGCGCA